CAATCATGGTGCGGAATTGTTTGGTAATGGATAAAGGTCGGATAATCTGGACTCTGGCTTCTGCTGTAGCGCTTGCGCCTTCACCAGCCAAATAACGTTCTTCTAAACGGTAATCTAGTGTTTGACCGGTTGCGAATCTTAGATTTTTGAAATCGCCTTCGAGGTTACGGTTAGCTGTGCGTGCAAAACTGAGTGAATTCCAGAAGCGCACAAATACATCATCTAGTACATATTGTGTCTCTCTAAATACGTTTGCCATTTTTTGTTCTCCCTGAACAAAATAAGAATAAATACCCGAAATGGGTGCCTACTTTTATTTGTCCGACGGGCGACAATAACAACAATACGCGTCTTTCTGTGCGGGTGATGGAATCCCTTACTCATCTATTTGAATAGTAGACCCCATCTATATATTTTGTCAAATATCAATCAATTATCTATTACCTTTTAATCTCGATTTAACTGTAGATAATCGTTTTGCATCAGCTTTTGCTAATAAATCATCTCCACTTAAATCTTTATCTTTAGGCTTGGTTTTAATAGTGGAGTCATCAGGAGTTCGACCTAATGGTTTTGGGGCTTTAGTGACTGATTTTCCTTTGCGCATACGCTCTTCAAGTTTACCCATTTCCATCATCTGACCATAAGGGTCACGTAACTTAGAAATACGCTCCAATTCTTGTGGATGGCGCTTAGCGGCTGCATATAGAAAAGCAGCAGGATTATCCATGGACCGTGTTGCCAAGGTCATGGGGTCTGTAATCTCACATGGTAATGCGCCAATTACTTCTCTAAAGTCATCAAATCGATTCATTCCATCCCGAAATTTAGATTCAAATTCCTGTTGCGCTTGCATTTCTTGTTGTCGTTGCTGAGTCTCTTGTTGCTCACGCGTCATAGAATTAACGGTTTGCTTCACGAAAGAGGCAAGTTGTTGCTGCCAATTGCCTTCCTCGCTAGGGTCGTATTCAAAGTCTTTTGCAGCTTGTTGAACCTGCTGGCTTGCACCTTGTTGCGCCAATTGCGCCCTTAAGGAGTCAATCTCAGCCTGATGTTTTCTCGCCTGCCTTGCTAAGCGCTCTCTAATCGCTTCGTTTTCTGGCTCTTGTTCGTTGCCATATTCGTCAATATCACGTTCTTTTTTTGGTTTACGCTCTTCTTCATGCTCATCTCCTGAGTCATTATCAGGTTCATCATCTTCTTGATAATCATTTGATTCATTCGATTGGTCTGGTTCATCCTGCTCTAATTCTTCAATTTCTTCATGTTCATTAATTGTTTTTTCTTCGGGCGACATCGGATTTTGAGATGTACTCCCACCCATTAACAGCTCATCAATACTGCTTATCGACATAATAACATCCTTTTATGGTTAATCTTGAATCTTATGGGTCAAAATCTTAACTAAATTGTCGGCATGCGCAATTGCGGCGTCACTTTCTGTTCTATCGGTTTCGGCCATGTATCGCATGCGTTGCTCTTCTACATTTCCAGCTAATTCCATTTTAGCTATTTCTAATTTCATTTGTTCTATTTCTATTTCAGCCTGCATTTCTTTTTCTTTCAGTGCTAATTCTTGGTGTTTGATTTGGATTTGAGCTTGTTGGTATTGTGCTTGGGCCTGAGCTTGCTGTTGTTGTATTTGAATGGCCTGCTGCTCAGGTGATGGCCCTTGTTGTTCTGGCATTTTTCCCGTTTTACCGGCCTCAATGACTTGCGGTGAAACCAATGTTTTCAATCTATTTTTAATTTCAAGCGTGTTGGACAAAGGTAAATTATCTGCGTATAAATCTGCAATTAAATTGAATGCATTGGGGTCTTTTTGTAAAACATCTGCCAGAGATTGAAGGGCCAATTCTTTTTGACCTTCATAGCTTGGGCCTGGCTTTAATCGAACTTGATAAGTTCCTTTGCGAATGTCGTTTTCTATTTCTTCACCATAAACATCATTTTCTTTATTGATGGTAATGTTTTTCATCCCTTCGTCGGGCGTCATAAGCGATAAAACACGCTGCGTATCATATACTCTAGGAATCATTTCATTAACAACAGCACCACCTGTTGCGATCGCCCTATTAATACTATTGAAGAATACATAAGTGGAATAGCTTCCTTGTCGCGTTCGTGCATCAATGGCTTTTCCGCTGGCCTCATCTCCGTTATTACCCATTCGTGCGGGATACAATCCGGTGCACGTATACAAATCCTCAATTGCCAATTGATATTGCTGAAAAAGAGATTGTGATAATTCAGGGGGTCGCACCTGCTCAGGTTTTGCACCGCTTGGGCTTTCATCATAAGTAATCATACCTTGAGTATTATTCGGGTCACGCCATTTGGCTTGTGTATCAAGACTTGCTACATTCTTTTTGCTACCAATCCATTGGTCGTAACGGCTGCATTTAAGAATGTATGCGGATTGAGTGCGTAAATAGTTAATGTATCGTTGCGTGTCTTTGGCATCTCCGAAGAAAGAACGACATATTTGACGTCCAGTTTTATCATAATAACTGTTGTTATCGACAAAGATTAATGGCAATTGTTCGCTGGGGAATTCAGTTTTATCTAGCTCATAATCACCGGCAATCTTATAATGAATGATTTTATGCTTTTTGTTTGGACGCTTATCCTCAATACGCACAGGCTCTCCTTCATCCCACAAAGTCATCATATCAGGATTTTCTGTCTCTTCGCTTTGCATGGGCATTGGCGCGGCATTATCAACAGGCATACCATTTTCTTGAGGTAATATTTCTTGATTGCCTGGAATTCCAAAGCCATTACTTCCAGGAGGAACCATTTGTTCTTGAGGGGCGGCTTGCATTTCTTGTGGGTTAGGTTGTTGCTCCATTCCTTGGCCCATGAATTGCTGCTCAAGCTCCATCATCATGTTTTTTTGATTTATTTCTCTAGACTTTTCAATCAATTCATCCATTTCTTCTTGGTTGTAAACATGTCCATTAGACATTTTATACAATGTATCTTTTTCATATTTTCGTACAAAATGGTCAATAATTGTAATTGATTCAGTGTCTGACCAACTGAATGGGTCGTCGCCTTCGTTGGGTTGTACGGCAAGCGCTACCTCTTCTTTATTAGCCGCTATTCCTTCACTACCAATCTTTTGCTCTACATCTTTTCCATAAATTTCTCTGAATTTAGTTCGAGTCATTCTTGAGATGTGGCCGCATAAATTACCATCTGTTTTATTAATCTCTTCCGCGCCTAAATCCCAATAGCAACGCGTTGCATCTTTAAAATGTCTGTACACAATATCTAAATCAAATGATTTAGCATGCGTGTATTCAGTATCTACTAGAAATGCGCCGAACCCTCCGATAGCAGCCTGCCCAGCTGCCACTTGATAGACTGATGCGGTATTATTATTAAACATAATGTCTTTTGTAATTAGTTCGCGGATTGATGCGACTTTTTCATCACAATTCGTCATAGGAGCGACTTGCAGTTGAGGCGTATTTTGTTGTTGTTCACCGAGAAGTGAATTAGACATGGTTCCGAGTTTGTTGGCAACTAGTGGAACTTTTCTGAATGTTTTTATCATGTCGTCTTCTTCGTCCGCGGTCCATTGTTGACCGAGGACAAATGTATGCATTTCATGATATTGGTCTATATTTTGTTTAAAATATGCGCGCCATTTTTCACAAGCTATACGGGCTTTTTTTGCAACACTTTCATTAAGTTTTGCCATTTACAATCCTTTGTATAGGTTGGCAATCGGCTCATTAGATTTGAGCTAACTTACCGCTATCCCTCCGCATTTATGCGTTACCACCCAGTTCTAGGGACGAACCTTACGGACTCGGCATTCTCGTCCTGTAAGTTATACGATTGCCATAATTATTTAGTTTAGTCTTCTTCTAAGCTTTCTAATCTTTCAAATACTGATTCTACATTGTTTCCTAATGCTGAAAATTTATTTCCTACATATGTTAGTTCATTTTGCATGCAATCTAATCTAGTTTCTACGTATCTCTTTAGATAATCACTTTTTGTATCATCCAAGTTTTTTGTATAAGCAAAGGTCATATCTTGTATTTTTTTCTCAAACTGCTTGGAGTATTCATTTACCGCACTTTCTAATTTGTTTTCTAACTCATTTAATTCACTTTCTATCATTGTTATTCGTGCTGATAAAGAAAATAAATCTTTAATTCTTTTAATAAATCCCATTAAATCAAACTCCCAGCCAATCTTTCAGGTAATTGCCGTACTTCATATGCGTCATTTTCAACATATTCCCCGCCGTAGAAGGTAAGCATTAATGCATCACTTGTGTCGGGTGATAATAATCCTCTTTTCTTTGCGTCATCTTTGCTTTCTATTTGCAATTTATCACTTGAATCATATTTATAGCCTAATCCACATAAATCAGTTTGTAGTTCATCGCTATCTGGTATTTCCACTTCCATTTCTTGCTGCAGCCATTCTCGCATTCTATCCCAAAGTTCTGCTCTACAGTTTTTATATTTTTCAAATTCTTCTGCTCTTATAGCTACATTTACACCTTGTACTATATGAGTGTAGCCCAATTCATGCAACCTATCGACCACCCCCGCCCCAATTCCAATTGCATCTATCATCACGCGCTTTGGTTGTTCTTTTTCAATAATACGTTTTATGTTACCAGCAAGAACCATTGTATCAATATTATAAAATGTTTCTAAGTTGTATGCTTTTCTACCTTTTCTTCTTATGATTGCTGTTCGGTCATCACCTTTTCGGGCAGGATCGATTCCTATCACAAGTGATGATTTGCTGTCAATCTTAGTTTTTCTTGCTTTTTGTACGCATTCAGCATTAATGAATGTATCAGTAATTGAAGAAAGGAATGCTTCTTCATCCGTAAATGGATATTCTTGCCTAAATTTCCTACACTTTTGTTCGTAATCCCCTTTAAAATCTTGTATTTTAAGTCTTCGCCATGCTAAATGACCCGTTTTAAGTCCATTAGCACCAAATTTCTCAAGCCATTCTTTTTCTTGTTCATCGGGAACAAAGTTTTTATCTTCAACATAATATTCATCTTGCCAATACCATGGAACAAAGATGGCTTGATAGCGACTGGAACCATTTTTTGCTGCTTGCCACTCTGCATAAAAGTCATTGTTTTGACCGTTGGCTGTTGATTCTTTTATTATTTCTGTACCTGCAATATCGGCTACCGTTTGCAATAATCCAAGACTAATTCGTGAAGGGTCTTTATAAAATGCATATTCTGAGAGATGCAAATACTGATTCGTCATTGAGCGCCCTATTTCAGCGTTACCGGCAGTTCCTACGCGATAACCCGAATCGAGCTTGTTATACATTAATGTATTTTCGTTGTTTTTATCGGGATTTGGGAATATTTCTCGTGGAAGGTTTTCACTGTAACGCTTCGTCATTTGAAAAATAGAACTTGTTGCTTGCGCATCATGGGTGAGAATAAATGCTCTTTTTCCGCGTTTAGTCGTGATTTTGTAGGTATATCTACCTTGGATTAACGTGCTTATACCTTGTTGACGGCCTTTTAAAATCAAAGCTCTTATCATTCCTGTGGATGCAAGCTGTGCTTCTAATCGTTCATGAACATATTGTTGAGCACGATTAAGCTCAAAGTTTTTAGGATTGCCGGATTTGTCGTGAATGACTAGAAAGT